ATCAGTCGGGTAACCTCTCTGACATTTACAACTCAGGTACTACGCACGACCTTGACCTCCTTAATCCCTCGCCAGATCATTGGTGGCGTATGGGAGATGGTGACACGTACCCTAACATTCAAGACAACGTAGGCACTGCGGACTTTGTTATGTACAACATGACTGCGGCTGACATTGTAACTGATGCGCCTTAAGGAATAACTAATGTATGATCCAGATACCCTCCCAACAGAGGATGAAATCAATAAAGCTGACAAGCCCCTGAACAAACCTTTCCGATTACCTAAGGGTAGCTCAAAGAAGTTCGGGGTCTACGTCAAGGATGGTGACAAGACTAAGAAAGTTACCTTTGGTGATCCTAACATGGAAATCCGTAGGGATGACCCTAAGGCTAGGGCTAACTTCCGGTCTCGACACTCATGTGACACAGCAACAGATAAGACTAGCGCCCGATACTGGTCTTGTAGGATGTGGTCGAAAGGAACCTCTGTGGGACAAATGACAAAATCTGTAGAAGGTCAAATCCTCAAGTCAGACGAAGAACAACGTCTGGTATACGGATGGGCTTCAGTTGTCACTGAGAAAGGCGAACCTGTAGTAGATCGCCAAGGTGACGTAATTAAACCCGACACTCTCGTTAAGGCCGTAAATAACTTTATGGAGCATGTACGAGTAGGTAAACAAATGCACGACGGAGATCAAGTTGGGGTAGTGGTTCACTCTTGGCCTTGCACTAATGAGATCAATAAATCTGTCGGCTTAGAGGCTGACCGTGAAGGCTGGCTAGTCGCTTTTAAAGTCTATGACGATGATGTCTGGGCTAAGGTTAAAAGTGGAGAACTCGCCGCCTTCAGTATTGGGGGTCGTGCGGTAAAAGGAGAGTATGATGGCGACTGAGTTGCTAGAACTTCAACTAGAGGAACTTTCGTTGGTTGATCGTCCAGCTAATGCAGAAGCGATGGTTACTCTTTTCAAACGGGACGATACCCCAGAAAAGGACATCGTAAAGATGACTGAAGAACAGAACGCTAAGATTAAAGCCTATATGGAGAAGAACTCCTGCGGCAAGCCTGAAGCTATGAAAGCTCTAGGTTATGACATGGAAAAGGCTGACGCTGATCCTAGTGCAGAACTTACTGCTGAGATTGAGACCCTTAAGGCTGACGCTGAGAAGCTCACCCAAGAGAACGAACGTCTCCGCAAAGGTCTGATTGACGAAGGCTACATTATTAAAGCTGAAGCTATCGAAAAGAAAGCTCCTGAGGAGTTTGTCGAGTACGAAGGTGAGAAGATTAATAAGGCTGATATTCCAGCACCAATCCTTAAGGCTCTCGAAGCTGCTGAGATTGAGAAAGCTGATATGGCACTGACTAAACGTGCTGAAGAAACCCTGCCACATTTCGCTGTAGATGCTGCTAAGGGCCTTCTGTTGGCACTGTCTAAGTCAGACAACCAAGAAGGACTCGAAGCTGCTCTTAAGGCTGCTGATACTGCCCTTTCGGATAAGATGGAAGAGCTTGGTAAATCGGATGTAGATGGTAACTTTGCCTCTGCTAACGACAAACTAGAACATATGGTTAAGGCTCACATGGATGAGAACAGCCTGACCAAGAAGGATTACGCCAAGGCTTATGCGGCTGTCGCTAAGACCTCAGAAGGTAAATCCCTTATCGCACAAGTCTATAAAGGAGACTAACTAATGGCTACTATGCAATCGCGTGATAACCTCACCTTTGTATCTGGGGAAGACCTCTCCACTGCACAATTCAAATTCGTAACTCTTGAGGCTGACGGTAAAGTTGATCTGGCTGACTCTGCTGGTGAAAACTGCATCGGTGTCCTTACTGTAGCAGAGGAAAACAATCGCGCTGTTACTGTCACTATGTCAGGCTCCGTTATTGTCGAAGCTGGCGGTACTGTCACTAATGGTGGTGCTGTCGCTACTGACGCAACTGGTCGTGCCGTAGATGCAACCTCTACTGACATCATCATGGGCTACGCTCGTGAAGCTGGTGTTGTGAACCAGAAGATTGAAATCTTTTTGATCCAAGGCGGCAACGCTTCTGCGTAACCTAATTAAAGGAAAATAATACTATGCCTATGTTGACCCCTTCTCAGGTACACCTTGATGTGCCTTTGACTAACCTTACTGTTGCTTACGCTCAGAGCCTAGATAACTTTGTTGCTAACCGAGTTTTTGGTACTGTCTCTGTAGATAAGCAATCTAATAAGTTCTACAAGTATGACCGCGAAGGCCTTCGTCACGGTGACGTAAAGGTTCTGGCACCTCGTACAGAAGTTAATCGTGTTGGTATGACCCTCTCGAATGACAACTACTACGCTGAAGTTCGTGGCCTCGGTATGGACTTTGATGAGCAAACTCTTGCTAACGAAGACACTATGCTGGAGTTCCGTTCGCA